TTATTCGATTTCTTCCGCAGGATCGGTAGACTGTTCTTCAAGCTTTTCGCCGGTTTCGTCGATTGCCTTCTTGCCGATCTTCAGAATCTTTGTCAGCCAGGAGGGCACCGCCGCACCCATCTTTACCGCATTTTCAAGAATGCTGCCCAGCTCCGTCACGATGTACCACGCAAGCACCAAGGGGAAGATAATGCTTGTCCAGTTGATGCCAATAGGCAGATGATCACAAATCATCGCCATCACAAAGTCCGCCGCAAGGGCCACCGCCACCACAACAATCATACCCAGCTTGTGCCAGATGCCCTGTCGGGCCACTGCGCTGGACCATTCGCCGTTCTTCATGGCTGCCCATGTGCCGGTGATGTAGTCCACTATCATCACACCGACCCACACCAGGGCCATCACGCCCTGCCAGCCTAAGAACACGCCGATGGCAGTGAAGAATGCCGCCACCGCCACCTTGATTTCTACCAGTTTGTTTTCCATTGTGCTTACCTCCTATGTATTACTTGATGCCCAGCAGTGCAGACCAGGTTGCAGGGCCGCAGGAGCCGTCACCCTCAAGCTTCGCGGATTCCTGGAAGGCGATCAGCGCTCTTTCGGTAGCCGGGCCGAAGCTGCCGTCTGCACCGCCGTCAGCGCAGCTAAAGCCGCGCAAGTCCAGCAGGATCTGCATAGCTTCGACAGTCTCACCCTTGGTGCCACGCTTCAGAACGGGCAGATCAAGGCTGACCGTCTTGACATCCGCCACAGACTCGGCAGGCGTCTCCTGCACTGTGTTTTTCTTTCGCAGACCGGCAACCTTGGCAATCGCCTCCATGGTTGCGTAACCCATAGCCTTGGCGTATGCCTCAGTGAGGATCACCGGCACATCCACCTTGCTGTCCATGAAGCCGTACTCGGTAAGAACAGCCGGCATATCGGTATGCTTCAACACATAGAAGCCATAAGCCTGCACCGGCTCGGCACGATTGCCCTTCAGGCCACCGGCTTCAAGGCAGGCAGAATAGATCTCATCCCGGTATTCCGCACCTTTGGTACCCTCCTTGTAGGAAAAGACTACGATGCCACCCCCGGAGCCGCCGTTGATACCGGCGTTGTGGTGGAAGGAATGGTACACGTCCGCGCCCCAGCTGTTGGCCGCCTTGCAGCGGTTCTTCAGGGAAACGTCCTTCTTGCCGGTGGGATCATCCACGCGCATCGTTTCCACATTTTCATACTGCTGTGCCGCTTCATCGGCGTACCGGAGTACCCGATCATTGATCACCCATTCCCGTGTTTCATTGGGGTCGAGCTTTTTCAGACAACGCTTGCCGGGCGTCTTCAAATAGTGACCGGCATCCCATGCAATTTTGAAAGCCATGGTTTATACCTCCTCTTTCCAGTAGGCCGGGTATGTGCTGGGACTCCAGACGCACACAACGCCCTCCGGTGCTGTGCAGGTGTAGTTCTTCCCGTTCTCGGAGCACTTGTCACCAGCGTAGTACCACTTGCCTTCCACGTAAGCAGGGTACTCCTCTTGATCAGGATTTGCCTGCTGCGCAACTTCCACGGCACGCATACGCCGATCCATGTCAGCCATCCATGCCAGCACATCCACCTCACCGGAAACGTTGGCACCGTTCTGGGCCAGGGTACGAAGCTCTTCACGCTGAGCGTCGGTAATCGCACCTTCCGCCCATACGTTGTCGATCTTCTGCAGCACATTGGCCAGCTTATAGCTGCCCGTGCCGATGACGCGCTTCAAAATATCATACATTGATCATTCCTCCTTATGTGTTGACCAGGGCAGCTTCCAGAGCTGCCAATCTTTCGGCTGTCTTTCTGTTGATGGCATTGGGGTCGGCTCTGCCGGTGACTGTGACCGTTCCCGCGTCTGCGTAAATGGTATTGATGCCGGACAGGGCCGGGACGGTGTCGCCGGGGGCGAATGTGCCGCCGATGTACGGCTCGTAAGCTGTGGCTTTATTGCCGACTTCCACTTGAATGTCAAAGCGGTTAAACAGCATCATGCTGGTTGGCAGATAGGCTCCATTCTCAAGCTTATTACCGGCGTCATAAAAAATTATTTTCACCCAATCTGCAAAAGTCTTTGGTTGTTCTTCAAGACTAGGCCCATAGACTGCGTGAAAATCGTCAAGGAAGTTTCCGTTAACCGTGGTAACCTTGCCATATAAATAGCCTTCGTTGTATGTGCTTGCGGGATAAGCTTTCAACACATAGCTTCCGGGCGGTAAAAGAAATTCGAAGCCGTAGTAATGTGTACTTTCCGTACCATCGTTTCTAAGCCAATAAACTTCCTTCATTTTGCTTTCGCTCTTGTCGAAAAGGTTCTTGCCGCACCGGGTAACCGTGCTGTCCGCCGCCACTTCCAGGGGATACCCCGCCACTGGGGTGCAGGTGACGATTGCGCCGCTTTCCGTAAAGGCCGGGCACAGCTTGTCCACGATATTTTTACTGGACCACGCATCTGCGCCGACCTGGGAATCGTCGATGTTGGCCGCATCAGGATCGGTGACCGTATAGGTAACACCGTTGATCGTAAGGGTTTTCATTTCTTTCATTATCCGTCTTCCTCCTGTTTCCACAGTCCGGCAACATAAAAATCAACCGTGATAACTGTTTTCAATCCCACATCGCTGTCCACTTCCTCTGCCGCCACAGCAAAGTAACTGCCAGTCATGCCCTGTGTATTTTCGCCGGAGCCAATTCCGGCAATTATCTGCATTTCGCTGCTTTTTACGGTGGCAATCTCGAATGGTCGTTCCACAAACATGATGGGATACGACTCCGGACCGACAGATTGGCTCGATATATACAGATTGTCCCGCAGTTCAAAATCCGTCACTTCCTGGTATCTGCTTCCCCAGCACTCCGCCAGACCGGACGCCCACTTGCGGTACAGCCAAATATCCTCCCTCCCCTGCTCCACGATCCAGTCCGCCACGCCGCTTTTCTGAATCATCAGCCGGGGCACATTAACGGGAACATTGAAGTTAAAGTCCTTTTGACCCCAGTCAAAAATAGGGATGCCCGGTTGGATCCGTACTGTCTTTGTTACCGAGGACAATTTATCAGACGCCGTTACCTCGATCGAATGGGATCTGTCGTATGTCAAATCGGTCAGCTCGATCCTGGCCGAAAATCCGCCGGTCGAAGCATCCGGTGTACAGGGTATCGCATCAGCGCCGTTGATGCTGTACGACACAGAAAGGGCATTTTCTGCCTCACCAAAGCTTCCCGCAAAGAAATAACCCTCTATATCCAGCCATCCCGTTCCGCTGGTAGGATCATGCCGCCCGGCAGAAATATGACATTCCACAGCATGGTACGGAACGATCTCCTTTTTTTCTTCCCTTGAGGTGGTGTATCCGCGGCTGTCGGTTGCTGAAAACAGAAACGCGCCGGTCGTTACATTGGGAATATCCACCAAAGCTTCTTCCACGTCAAAGGTCGTTCCGCAAACATTTATTTCCCGGATGCTTGCACCGTTGCGGGCAAACGCGGTGAGGGAAGCTCTTGCGGTAGACTTTCCGCAAACCAGAATGGCATCGTCACCGGTCAATGCAATGGTGTCCTGATTGTAATCCACCACGGACAGGATCAGCTCCGGCCTGCACCTCTCCGGATCTGCGGTGGCGATAAATGTGCCTGCATTACTGCCCAGCAGCTGTCCGTCGGAATAGGTGCTGCAGGTCAATGTGCACACCCCTGAAGGGGCATCCGGGATCTGATCGTAAAAGCTCTCCGGCAAAGTGAAGTTGATCACCGATGCCGAAAGCAGCATTTCCGCGTCTGTCGCGTTTCCGTCAGCATCCAGAAAGCCGGTCAGCTCACCGAACCGGTAAGCGATGCTGTGGGTATAGCCGCTGTGTTTGATGCCGATCACCACAGTGGATCTATCACCGATAAAGGCATTTGTGGCGCTGATGGACGATGCCCGGGGGATGTCCGTCAGTACCAGCGTTTCCGACAGTTCCACCTCTTTCGCCGAAATCTCGGTATCCATCCAAGTCCGCACCGTTAGGGTCGCCTTTCCCTGCCCGTCGTGCTGCACTTTGATGGTCTCATCCAAAATCGTATCCGTGGTTCTGTAGTTAAGATCGTGCGTACCTTCGATCGGTCCGGTTTCAGCTCCGTTCACCGTGATCCAGTATTTGGTGGGCGGTTTGGTAAAGTTGTGACTGTCGTTTGTCTGGGTAGATGTCCACAGGATCCTCACATCGGAGGTATTTGCCGCCACGTCCTGGCTCAGCTGGGTCAGGGTCAATACTTGTTTAACTGCCATTAGGATTCTCCTTCCAACCAATAACAGGCCGTGCGTTTGCGGTCGGTGCCGGCGCTGTAGTCCTCAAACCGGGCATGGTTGCCGACGATGAGGTAATTACGCACGCTAACATCCGTTGCGATCACGCCGTCGGCATCTGCCTTCAGCATAAGTGCCTGGTTCTGTCCCTCACCACGGATGATCTGCATTCCCCGTTCATCCAGCCGGTTGGTCATATTGCTGCCATCCCGTTTGATCTGTACCGCCGACTCATCGATGGTCAGGCCAAATTCATTGGTCACCTTATCAACACCGTTTTCCCGAATGGATTTGACGGTTGCCTGGATCTCACCTGCCTGCACCGTCAGCTGCGACACAGACTGCACCATGCCAGCCACGGTGCTTTGCTGCTTCTCCACCGTGCCTCTGATGCCCTCCACATCCACTTCCAGCTGGGCCATTTGGCCGATGGTGTTGGCATTTTGGACTTTCAGTCCGTCCACATCCGTCCGCAGGTTCAGCACCTTGCCAACATAGGCCTTAAAGGTCTGATTATTGACGGCGCTGCTGCTGTCGCGCCGGGCAGAGCCGGTACATTCCAGCGTATCGCGCTGCCCGGATTGGGTACGGGTCATTACGTAAGCGGTGATGGTCCTGCCATTTTTATCGGTGATCTTGACGGTGTTGCCGGCATGGATCAGCAAATTGGCCGGGAGCGACACCTTGCAGGGGGTATAAGATGGAATCGTGGACAGATGCGCATACAGCGCCTGCGCCACAGGTACCAAGTCCTGCCCCGTACTGGCAGTCAGCAGGTAATTGCCGGTGATAGAATAGGTGTTTAGCGATTCCACGGTATCAGGCCAGACGGTACCTACATCCTCCTCGTTCTGCCGCAGTTGGACCTTCTCGATGGGAGCAGTCGTAAATTCCTCAAAGGACAGGCCGTTTTGGAAGTAATACTGCTGCAGGAGAACATCTTCAATTTCCAGTACCAGGTTTCCCTGTCCGTCATCGGATACCTGAAGATATTCCGATTTGATATTCACGGAATCGTCGTCGCCTGTGATTTCTGCGCCTTCCGCCCGGATCGTAAGGTTTCCGTTTCGGTAGGAGACCTCCGCAGATCTAACCTGTGCGGTGCCGATATCGATCGTAGCCGGCGTATACCAGGCAAACTCGATCTTTCCGTCCGGCGTTGCCCTGCAAAACCGTCCGCAGATCTCACCGGCCCACTGCATCAGCTTCCGGCCGGTAATGCCGTCAGCGGAAAACCTCTGCACCAGGTAGGCGCTGTTAGGAAGCTCCTCCCCTTCCTGCTCTGCCAGCTCCACACCACAGGCTTCGCAGACCTTGCGGGCGAAGGCGATCAGAGGGTACGGCCATTGGTCCAGCTCCTCCAGCCAGATGGTAAGATCTTTGTCCAGCCAGCTCACCCGGTCATAGGCGGTAATGCTCATGCTGTTGGCTGTGGGCCTTGTCGGCTTCTCCGTGGTAAAGACGCCAACATGATATTCTTCGCCGTCCTCCGTCACGCGGTAAACGTCAATATCATCACCGGCAGACAGAGAAAGTTCGCCTTCCGGGGTGATGATCTTCGCTTCCACCATATTTGCGCAACAGGAGCCCAGGGTCAATTCCTGGGCTCCGTTTACACATTCGGTGATTGTGACTGACTGGATCGCATCCGGGCCGCTAACGCCCGAGGAAAGCTTTTTGCCATCCGGCAGCACTATGAGTGTTCTGAGCATAGCGCCACCTCCTAGCACTCGATGATGTTGAAATTATAGCCGCTCCACAGGCCGGTCACGGCATTCTGCCAGGTGATACCGTACTTACTGCGGTAACAGACTGTTTCCTCCATCGCCGATGCGTCCAGTCTGGAAGGGTGACCGAAGGTGAAGGACGGCGCATTGGGGAACAAATTCTCCATATACCGCTTTTCCTCTTCGGTCAGTGCGGAGTACTGGAAGCCCCAGGACGCCACCTTATACCGGGCGACAATTCGGTGCATAACACCGGATTCATCCCGTCCGGAATCGGCAGAGTCCAGATCCTCATAGCTCATGGAAACCTCCGCATCCGGTACCAGCATCGGCACACCGTTTACGGTGAACAGCTCGGTTGTCGCTCTCATAATGCACCACCTCTTACAATTGCCATTTTATTGCGGTGACGGTCCACCGCCGCCGCGATCACATCATCGCCGATGTGGATACCGAGGACAGCCTCCAGAATCTCCCGCAGGACCGCCACGGTGGCTTCGTGACCGGCGATGTTGCTGGCGACCATGTCCTGCATGACCAGCGCTACCGCCTCCTGGATGGTCGCCAGGGGCGCCTCGATATTGGTACCGTGCCGCTGATCGCCCACCATGGCCAGGAAAGGCTTATTGGGGGGCAGCACCGCGCCCTTTGCCAAATACGGGATCTGGGGCGTGTGGATAGTCCGCAGTCCAGCGAAGGGCGATACACCGGCTACGCTCAGATCCTGTAGGCTGTTGATGATGCTGTTGACGCCGCTGAAAATCTTCTTGATTCCGGAATTTACCACTCTAATCGCGCCGTTTAGTAAACCCTTGAAGAACGCACTCACGTCAGCAAAGGTGTCTTTGATTTTCTTCCACGCATCCTTTGCCTTTTCCCACAGGCCTGTCCATAGGTCTTCAAAGTAGGTTTTCACCGGCTGGATCACCGTAGAGTTAAACCAGGAATAGGCAGTCTGCCACACACTGCAGATCTGTGTCCAAGCTGTTGTCGCAAAGTCGCAGATTCCGGTCCAGCAATCCGTGAAGAAATCCTGGATCGGAGTAATCACATTGTCGCTAAACCAGGAATACGCCACCTGCCATATACCACAGATGGTATCCCAAGCTGTCGTTGCAAAGTCGCAGATCCCATTCCAGCAATCCGTGAAGAAATTCTGGAGCGGAACGATCACATTCTCATTGAACCAGGAGCTGGCCGCTTCCCACGCAAGCTGAATCAACACCCAGCAGCCTTCAGCAAGCACGCCGATATTGTAGAACACATCAGAAACGGTCTGTTCGATTTCCCAGAATAGTGTGCTGAACCATTCGACTATAGGTGTGAAGAAATTCTGGATCGGAATGATCACATTCTCATTGAACCAGGTTGCAACACCCAGCCAGATTTCCTGGATCTTCAGCCAGGCCTCCGCAAACCAGTTTTGGAGCGGAATCAGAACATTCTCATTGAACCAGTTCGCAACTACGGACCATACTTCCTGGATCTTTACCCATGCATCAGCCAGCGCATCTTTGAAATCATCAAACTTTTTAATCGCCGCAATAATACACACACCTAAGGAGGTAATTGGGCTTGCCAAAACCGCGGGAATTACACCAAATATCACGGCAATTTTTGCGATCCAGCCGCCCAGGCTGTCCGGAACAGAGAGAAACCAGGCTTCGATCTCGTCAAATTTCTGCCAGAACCAGATGAAAAAGTCTGTGAGCAAACCAATCACCAATCCGGCAAGTGCACCGATACCTGCGCCGATTGGACCGCCACAGGCGCCGATGATGGCGCCGATTCCTGCGCCGGTGAGCGTAGCACCTACACCAATAAGCGCTGCGCTCAACCACTGGATTCCGTTAACGACAGCATCATAGATACCTGTTACATACATCGGAAGGCCTGCAATGATGGCACCAACACCGCCGCCAAGCAAAGCACCACCAAAGGTTTTGCCAATCAGGGCTGCACCTGCAATGAGCGTGCCGCCACCACCTAAAATCTCAGCAAAGTTAATACCGTTCAGTCCCTCCTGAACAGCACTGATAATTCCCTTTGTTTCAAGGGTAATACCAGTAACCGCAAGGGTGATTCCCGATATTAAACTGGTTTTTTTGCCCAGTAGAGCAATGGATTCCTTCAGTGTTTTAGCTTCTACATTCGCTGTAACCAAATCTGCAAGGAAACTTCCCAGCTTCAGTGCGCCGAGTCCAGACACGATTACAGGGATATACTCTGCTATTCCGCGAATGATGTCGGCGACCCTCTTAATGGTCTCATCGTCGATCTCGAAGCCAGGGTCGAGCTTGCCCCAGTCGACATCCGGGATATCGATGTTGCCGCCAGTTGCCCCTGCACCACCTCCGCCGGCACCGCCGGTGCCGCCTCCGGAAGAATCGCCCAGCTTCTTGATCTCATCGAAGCCTGCGAGATACTTCTGCGCGGCCTTGCCGGCGCGCTCGGTTTCATCTGCGATTCCGCCTGCGCTCTCCGCCGCCGATTCGTAGTTGTCCGCCACAGTGGAGGATGCACCGGCTGCGCCACCGGAGGCATCGCCGAACAGCTCCACCGTCAGTTTTACGAAGGCATTGGCCAGCACCTGCAGTCTGGCGATCAGGTTATTGATCACCCGGAGCACCGGCGTCAGTGCATTGATAAGGCCCTGGCCGATAGTTGCCTTCAGCTGATTAAACTGGACTGTCAGCAACCTTGTTTGGTTTGCCCAGGATCCGGATGTCCGCGTAAAATCGCCGCTGGCACCGGAAAGCTGCTCCAGAACGAATTTATACCGAAGTGCAACCTTTTCCTGCTCGGTCATTTTCTGAACGGTTTTATCCATGCCCTTCTGCATAGCAAACTCATTCAGCGCATTCTCGGTCATTACCACACCCAGATGCTTCAGCGCCTCCGTTTCGCCGGTGAACACCGCAGACAGCTTTGTATAGGCTTCATCTTGGGATATATTGTAGAAGGACGCCACATCACCCGTGAGCTGGGTCAGGGTTGTAGACATAGCAAAAGCTTGCTCCTCCGTGAATTTGAAGGACTTTGCCATTGCACCAAAGGTGCCGGTATACTGCTTTGCCATGGTCTCCGACAGGCCGGCAGTGTACATGGCGTTTTTGGCGAAGGTGTTGACCTGCTCATTCATGGTGGAGAAGGTCACATCCACCACGTTTTGCACTTCCTGCAGATCAGATCCCAGCTGGATCGCTTCCTTGCTGAAATTGACGATCGCAGTCACTGAAAAGGTCGCGGCCAGCAGGCCGCCGAGTTTCGTCAAAACACCACTCAGGCCACCCAGCGCACCGGATACGCCGCCAACGCCTTTTTTCAGTCCCAGCAGATCCAGGGCGGTGCCTATTGTAACTTTACCGTCGTACTTACCCAACGAACTCGCTCCTCTCGGTCCGTCGGCACTCTGGCACTACCCGGCTTGTTTTTCCTTATTGCGCGGAAGGATGATCTCAAAGGTCTTTCCGCAATTGCGCCCTTTGCATTTCACGAACAACCCACGGGCCACCGCATCCGGCGCGGACGCAATGGGCATTCGATAACCGCAGTGAGGGCATACCACTCGATTATTTGCCATGATCATTCTCCAAGCAGCTTCTTCAGCCGCTCCTGCTCTGCCAATTCCTCGGCAGTATATTTTTTCTTGAAATCGACCCGGGAGCGGTTCTCCCGGTAAAAGTCCTGTTCCCAGGGATCCAGCTTTTTGCCGTGCCTGAGCTTGTCGCGGATGCCAACAATGGTAGACAGCTGCCCTTCCCCAATCGCCTGGAAATAGGACAGGAATGTCCACCAGTGCAGATACGGCAGGGCGCGGATCTCCTGTCCCGCCACCTTGTTCACATCCGCCACAATGGCCTTTGTATCTTGCTCCCAATCCAGCAGCTGTGGGCCGGGTCTTGACTGGTCTGTTTCTCCGTAGGAGATAAATGCCGCAAGATACTCCATGGCCTCCTGCTCATGGTCGGGTTGGATTTCGCCTTCAAAAAACAAAGCGATGGCGATCCGCCACCGCACATATTCCGTTTGCTCGGAATCGTTCAGATACCGGATGATCTCCAAAACATCCCGGTAGTCTGTATTCAGCTCGTACACCGTTCCGCCGATCTCGGCAGTTTCCGGCAGGTCCCAGGGTGTCATTTCTTTGCCCGGCGCTGTGCCCGGTTCTGCTTAGCCGCTCCAACTGCAGCATTGACTTTCTGGGATGTGATTGCCTGGGCGCCTTCTTCAATAATGGGCATGATAGCCGCCACGAAGTTGGTCACCAGGCGCTCACCATTGCCGCCCACGGCAAGCACATTCTGGCCGCCGAAGATGGCATCGAAGTCATTGCTCTCACCGAAGATCCAGGCAAGGACCTCTTTGATCTTGCGGTCAGCTTCGCACATCAGCTCCAGGACCTGGGCACCGTTGTTGGGGTTCTCCTCCGCGGATGCCTTCAATGCCTCCGCTTTTGCAACGAATTCCGCTTCGATCTGCTCCAGCTTCTTGGTAGCTTCCATAAACCGGGCGCTGACGTTGGGGTCCCGGGGGTTGAAACGGAGGACCGCACCGCCGGTAACCTCAAATTCACGAATACCGTTATCAAAATTCAGTTTCAATGCACTCATAATATCCTCCTGTAAAGACCCTCCCCGTTTTTTCCGGGGAGGGTCAGCTTGTTTTGTAGTTTACCGCGCTTATTCCTGGGCGGTGAAGGTCTTGGTCTTCACATCGAAGGTGCCCTTGACCTTGTTGCCGGTAAAGTGCAGCGTGAAGGGGATCTGGTAGCCGGTAGTATCGCCGCCGTAGGAGGAAACCTCGATAAAGGCCTCTTCCTTGTGGGCCGGGAAGGAGGTTGTGCCCTCTTCGCCCTCCCACAGCTTGACCTCCACCACATCGGTCTTCAGCTTATCCTGCACCAGCTGCTCATCGATGATGGTCTGCAGGCGCTCAAACAGGCCGGAGTCAGTATCCGCGTAGTAGGGTTCCACGGAGCCGGTCTTCTCATAGCTGGAGATCAGGATGGAGGTCTCGCCGAGAATGTTCTTCTTGGTATCCACCTGAGCAGCCATTTCGGGGCTGAACTCCTCCAGATCCTTGCCCAGGCGCTCATAGACAGCCTCACTGCCGGGGGCAGCGGTGTTAATGAAGTGGGCCAGGTACTTGCGTTCAATTTTTGCCATTTCAATTCACCTCGTATTTTTTGAAAAAGTTTACGGACAGCAGCACGGTGTAAACGCCGGTGCCGTCGAGATCGGCATATTCGTTTGCACCGTTCTGCGCTTTGACGGTTTCCCGGGCAGGCTCATCACCGAAAACGGGTACCGCCCGGCGGATGCTCTGCTCCTGCACCCATTCCTGGAACTGCAGCAGCCAATCCGCATTTTCTGTGGCGCCAACATCATCGCCCGGGGACTTGGTCAGCACAAATTCCAGATTGAAGTTGTACTGGTTTTCAACAGTCACGTTGCCAAGGATGTCCTCCGTCCTGGATATCTCCTGCTGGCCGGAGGGGGCGATGCTGCTGGTTTCGTCGGGTGTGGTGGAGTAATAGTCCACCTTCAGATCCTGCACCTTGCCGTATTGGGGAAAGGTTTTGATCCAGTTTCGGATCTTGTTCAATGCACTCACGGCTTACCTCCTGTTGATGTAGCGCTGCAGATCGGCACGCATGGCCGGTCCTTCCGCCGCGGAAAGGGCGCGGTCCCAGCGAGGACCGGCGCGGCGATTCTTGCCCTTGAAGTATTTCAGATTCCGGTCTGTGCGGACCTTTACGCAGCCTTTCCGGGACCGCCAACCCACAGGCGTCAAAAAGCCGGCAGCATTGGTCTTGGGATCCACCATCACCTTGCCCCGGAACAGCATCTGGGCATAAGGTGTATCGGTTACGATTTCCGGTTTCCGGATGTTCGTCTGCGCGATGGTGACCTTAATGGTCATACCGGACCGGTAAGGCATATACCGGGGAATGCGGCGCAGCACATTGGCTGTGTGGAACTGCTGCACGTCGCCGGCTTCATGAAGGCCCTTGTTCCGGATGATCTGATTGATGCTGTTCATTTCCAGGTAGGCAATGGTGCCATCGGAAAGGCGGAAAAGCTCCGCTTTGCTTCTCATCCGCCTGCCTCCGTGTGGACGATCTTGCCGTTCCACTTCTTCGGATCGGCGTAGCCGACTACAACCAAACCGGGCACCTGGTTAGGCTTGAACGCCGCCCAGGCTTCCCTGTCGGCGATTTCCGGGCCGATACCGTCGTATACCTTATCGCCGACAAACACCGTCTGGGCGCCGCCGGGGATCACCAGAAGGAAAGAATTCGCTTCTTTGCTGCCGGTCTTATCGACGGAAACCGTCTTCTTGTAATCCAGGAAAGCTTGTTCGTACACCTTGCGTGTGTATTTCTCGTCCTCCTGGTGATAGACGGTCACGGTCTGCCGGCACAATTGGCTGTAATCGATGGGGCAGCCGGCGCGTCTGATTAGCGGCATCCGCCCACCCCCCGATAGATATCCAGGTAGGTACAGGCGCAGCGGTACAGCTCCCGTTCCTGGGCTTTGGGACTTACGTCCACGCTGCCGCCACCGTAGCTGACGGACACAGAGCCGATGGAGGCCGATGCAACGGCCCCCGTTCCGTTCTGTGCCGCCACAAAATAAGCGTAAGCATCCGCCATGGCGCAGATCGCCAGGGCCTCAGCATCCGCTGCCGGGGCCGTGACGGTGTAGATGCGCTTATAGTGATTCAGCTTATCGGTGGCCATCCGCTGAAGCTGAGGCCATTCCTCGTCGGTGATGGAGCTGCCCAGGTAGGTTTTCTTGTAAAAATCATAGGTTACCATGATGCTGCTCCTTTCTTACGGTGCCTTATTAGGCGCCGATGGGGATGTCCTTCAGGACGGCGGCCTTCAGGGTATTCTTCAGCGCTACGCCGGCGATCAGCTCCACCTCGCCGGTCTTCACAGCGCCGGGGGCGTTCAGATCGGGCATATAGGAGGTGATCACACCGTTGCCCTGGGGAGAAATGCCGTGGAAGCCATCCAGGCCCAGAGAAACCGCGTAGATGGCGGTCTTGCCGCCGGTGGTCTCCACCACGTCCTTGCTGTCTGCGCCGTCGTAGTACTTGCCCATGTCGATCATGGGGATACCGGCATAGGTCTCGACCACGCGACCAAAGTCATCCTTGGTGCGCTCGTAGTAGCCGGCACGCCGGGCGATGGAGCGGACCTTGATGAGCATGGCAGCGTTCATCAGCAGCAGAGTAGCGCCGTCCACAGCCGCCACCAGGGCATCCATCTCATCCAGAAATGCGTTGTAGTTGGCGTCCATCTCCGCAGAGGTGGTCAGGGAGGTTTCGCTGGTGATCTCATTTTCGGTACCGGCCAGCAGCTTCTTCAGACCGTCGAAGGTGCCGTTATCGCTGTCACCGTTGATCACGGCATTGTGGAAGAAGTTGGCTGTCGCCTTGATCTTCTGCTCTGCCTGGAAGGCCAGCTCATCCGCAGCACCGGAGGTGTTCTGCAGGACACGGTCTACCTGGAATGAGCCGCCCATGATCACTGCATTGGTGGTCTTCTTTTCCTTCTTGGCTTCGCCGGGGGCGTACTCGGAATTGACGGTACGGACTGCTGCGGTGGAGGGGGTCTTCAGCTGCACGTAACCGTAGGCCAGGGTGGAACCACCGGTGCCGGGGGAAATGCAGTTATCGAAAACCATCTTATCCAGCAGCAGGGAGCTGCGCCGGAACATATCTACGACCTGCTGGTCGACCTTGTCGGCCATGCCGACCTTTGCTTCTGCCAAAGTAATTGCCATAATGAATACTTCCTTTCAAAAATTATTTCTGTGCGAATCTCTCCCTGAGCGCACCTGCCAAAGACTCGGGGGCTGCGGGAGGGTTGCCGTTTCTGCCGGTGCCCCCGGCATAAGGGGGAGGATTGCCCTCTACCTTGAAAAGGTAGCTGTCTGTTTTCTTCAGACCATCCAAGGCTTCCTCGGTTGCTTTTTGCTGATCTTCGCTGTCTCTCAAAGCTTCCACGTCCAGCATGGCGGTGATGGCCTTGGCATTTCTGCCTCCAGCCTTGGCAATGGCAATGTCCAGGATACTCTGGTACTTGATGCCGGCCAGCTCGGTGCTGTGGTCGGAGACTGCCTTTTCGTAGTCATCCTTCCACTGCTGAGCGGTCTTGCCGTCCACGGTGCCATCGGCCTGCTGATCCTTCAGGCGCTGATTCTCCGCCTTGATGTCATCGTAGTCGGTATAAGGCTTTACTGCAGCAGTCTTAGCCGCCTCGATGTCGCGACCGTTTTCCTCCATAATGGCGTCAACGATCTCCTTGGGAAGAGGTTCTTCGCCTACTTTGAAATTCAGCAAAAATTCGCGTTTCATGGTGTTTCCTTTCTCCGCTACGCATTGATCACGGGGGTCGCATCCCCTGCGGTCGGCTGTTTTTACGCCCGCCACGGCAAAAATGGGTATGAAAAAAGCAAGTGTTCTAAACTATAGAACAACTTGCTTCAGTCAACGGTATTCATTTTTCGCCGGTGGAAAACCCGATGGGGTTGCACCGGTCTTTTGTGATGGTGTAGGTCTTGCCGTCCAGCTCGATGCGGATCTCCGCCGTCCGGTAGGGCAGTTTGTCCACCCACTGCTCGATCTTTCTCAGCACATAAGCTTCTTCATACATGATACCTCCACAGAATCAATAACGCACATAAATGTTTCTATCCGTGTTATTTTCGTGCGTTTTTATGGCGTTACGCGCATGAATGAGGGAATTGTGCACGTTACACGGAATTTACACGATAGTGTAAGATTTACACAATCGTGTAAATTGGGCATAGAAAAACCACCAGCCATTACGTATGGTCGGTGGTTATTTGCAATCTTCCGGATATATCAGTGGTCTTTTCTCGGGAGGCTGCAGCTGAAATGTAACCGGATCTCTTTTGGGTTTGGAATCATCAAGGACGAAATGCGTGTTTTCCGGGTAATCCTGAGTGCTATATCCTTCAGGTATCTGATCTAAGTATATTCTCATAGCTCACCTTTCCCAAATCTTCCCAAGAATCAAATCTAAAGGGAATTTTATGTTGTTTGCAAAATTCTTCAATAACAGCACGCTGTTCAAGGTTGTCTGCATCAACGAAAGACAGTTCACCGGAAAATACTTTCGCCATGTATTCATTTCCCACTGTCTTGTCTATATCATAATATGCTTTTTTGATTTTATCAAGACTATTTATACCGGAAGGCCATCTTTTAGGTCTCTGCATACTAAACACGCCGACAGGTGTCGTCACTCTAATTTCAGACAAGTGGCTTTCCCTGAGCATTTCAATATCCGCAGGAGAGAAACAACCGTAATCAATGCCCGGATGGTTATGCGTTAGCACGCCTCCGCGCATCTGTCTGATTTCCGAAGGTGTAAAGTCAACGGAGGTACCATCTCCTTTTTTTCGGAAAATGCGCTTCCCATTCCCATCATACAAAATACCGTACTCAACAGGTTCTTTAATAGCTTCATATTCAGCAGATGTCAACCGTTTCTTTTGGGCATTTTTCCAAGACCTTACACCATAATTTTCGTCCCATTCTGTTTCCATCGCAATCCTTTCTTTTGGGACCTCTGTTCTTTCTTTTGCGATTCGCCGGTTCTTGCTAGTTTCAGCCTTTTGCAAATAACTGTGATTCCCTGTAACGGTACTTGCCGCGACATCCGCGGTTTGAATAGCGCTACCACCACTTTTTGCAGCCTTTTGTGCCGCTTTGGCGTGTTTCCAGGAGAAGCCGGCGGTGTCCAGGCGCTCGTACTGCATAGGCAGGCCGACGCCATCGGAAAAGCGCTTATATTCCTGTTTCAGCCGCTGCAAGCGGATCTGGTCGGTTTGGAGCTTGGCAGTATCCTCGACAGTCTCATCGATGAGGATCCGCCGCTGCTGTTTCCGGATAGTCCGCTCAAACTTGCGCTGGCGCTGGGTGGCCTCGAAGCCGGTATAATGCCTGCCGTCGAAGGTAACACCTTCCTCATTTCGCCGGCGCATATCCTCCAGCTCTTCATCGGTATACTGGGGACTGTGGACACCTAAAATGATTGGCGAAGCATAGTGGCCGCAGTGGAGCGTGCCGATCCGCCGGGCAAGGCTGTTGTTCAGTGCCTCATATTCGGCATCGGAGTACTGCTTGCCCTGGATCGGCTCATGGTCCGGGGCGCTGTTTTCGTGAGCGGAGATCTCCCAGCCGTTACAGCCGAGGGTGTCATGGTTATTTTGGGCGATATGATTCTGCATAATGCCCATGCCGCCCATCATATTCTGCCGGACCGCCGCTTCAATGGAGATGTGGTAGCCGGATTTGTAATCGATGGTACGGATGCCCTTCTCCGCAAGGCCCCAGGTAGCATCCCGGATAGCGGATACGTAATCCTGTGCGCCGGTACTGATCTTCTGGAACGCAAAGTCGCAGGCCTGCTGATATGCCTTGGTGAGGGGTCTGCAGATGCCGTCGGCACCCACAAAGCCCATTGTCTGGGTCATGTTGGTCAGATCTTCCCGGGCCTGTGCCACCGTAGCGGCCAGGATCTGCTGCAGGCTGGAATTTGCCGACAGCGGGATCGCCTGGGTATTGGGGAATCGGGAAAGATCGAAATTGTAGCCGGTCTCCGCTGCCTGGGTCAGCAGCTTCTCCGCATCTGCCAGAGAGATCTCCAGGCGCTTGGCAATTTCCTTTTTCAGCTGTCTTTGGGACATTCCCAAATTCTGGAGTCGCCACGTTTGGTAAGATGCGGTGCCGGTGAGCTGACCGGCTTCCTTGACCCGCCGGGCTATATCCTCGATCAGAAAATTAATAACGGGATCCAGCAGCTGCTCCGACCGGTCACGCAAGGCAGATATTTGGTCCGCCGTCAGCATAGGTTATTCCTCCAGTAGTCCGTCGGCATTGGGCATATACTTGGTGCGGATCTTCGCCCGGTCCTGCGCGGACTCACTGGGCATACCGAACCGCCACCCCAGTGCCACCTCCGGTGCCAGCAGGCCAACCGCCACCATGGACTTGTAGTCCTCCCAAGTCTTGTTTTCATCGTAGAGGACGCCGTTACCCCAGTCGATGATCACAGCATCGTCGGGAATATCCTTGGCGTTTTCCACCTTGTAGAGCTGGCCAAGGACACTGCAAACGTGCATTGTTTCCCGGACCGCTTTTTCCCACATCTGCTGGAAGTCGATCACGGTCAGGTTATATTCGCCAGCGCTGGAGGTGATCTCTGTTGCCGTCCGCTCCGCCGCCTCCACCTCACTGAGCAGGCCGCGTTTCAAGCCGATCACATTTTCCACGTTACGCAGGTACTCCTGCTTCCGTGCCAGGAAGGACGCTTCACGCAATGCCGGAGAAAACAGATTAATGCCGAGGTTTTCCGGATCTTCGTCCAGACCTACAAAGATCTTATCATTAAGCGCCGGTTTTCCATGGGCATCCTGCTGCAGAAGATCCTTGCTGACAACAATCCGGCTTTCGGCACGTTCAAATTCGCCGTTGAGCTGGGCTTCGTTACGGTCGATATTACGGATCAGACCCACCGCCGCCGCGTACACAGATACACCGTCGGCGCTTCCGTCCACGCAGTTTACCATGGGTGTACGCAGGTTGATCAAGCCAATAGAATCCACCGGTTGGGTAAAGGTGTACTTCTCCTGCATCTGCGCGTACTGCGGCAGTGTGGAGAGGGGCACCTGCTGTCCCAGATTCTCTTTGTTGTAGGACTGGAACAGTGTATTCCGGATCGTTAAATATCCCTTGCTGTCAACTGTCCGCCGTTCCAGCAAGGTATAGTAGCGATTGCCTGCGGTACTGCGCTCCATGGTGCCGATGTCGGTCATATTGCCGTGGGCATCTCGTGCAAAAACCAAGATATTATTCCTGGGAACAATACCAAACAGGATTTGCTTCTTTTCGGCATCGATCACAGGCTTTATCAGAGCTTCGCCGCCGACCAGTGCTGTCTGCATTGCGGTGGCACCGACCCTGCCCAGCTCCTTCAAGAGCACTTTCGCATAGGCGTCCTCTGTCTTTGCGGTGTACTCCGAGAACACTGCCCGGGTGATTTTCGTCACCACCGTATAAGGGATCCGCTGGCATGGATCGGAATGCTCCGTCGGTCTGTTGTGGTAATAGAGATCAAACCATTCTTCAATGGCTGTCCGCATTTGCGCACTGGTGAGATCCTGGCAGCCAAAGGCCGCCGCATAGCCGGTTGCATTGTTCAGTAGACTGCTCATTTCTTCCCCTCCGCCGTATTAATCACAATTCGTCTTTGGCTTTTCATGCCGGCCATCAGACCGGCGATGTAGGCTTCTTTTTTGTCCAGCTTCTCCCGGAGTTCCGCCACCTGCAGCTGCAGTTTCCGGTTATCCGCAAGCACCGTTTCCTTTGCCCACATGGGCAGGAAGTGGTCTAAAAACCATGCTTTAATCCTCTTCATCAACTTCAACGTGCAATCCCTCCAAATATGCCTTGGCAAACGGATCCCGGACCATGACTGTGTTGCAAAAGTACCGGATATCATCCATTGCGTGGTCGTTTTCCTTAATGGGGCGATCAGTTTCCCCTTTTTCGTCCCAACGGTACAGGCCAAATTCACGGATCGCATCCGCGCAGGCGGTACCGATGCGGATCAGACCCGCCTTCAGCAGTGTCGCTGTCACTCGGATGCCGGGCAGGACATTGTTTTTCGCCTTGCGTACCGAAAAGCGCCGGTGCCGCCGGATCGTCGCAATAAAAGAGGCCGCCGACGGGTCCACGATCACGTGTCGGATCTCCCTGTCGCCAGCCAATTTTTCCAGTTGTGTATAATATTCTTCGTCCGTGAGCATGGCTCTTTCGCCGCGGCCGGAGTAGTAATATTCCGCCACGCGGATGGCCTTGCCTCCATGGACCCACCATAAGCCTGCCGAAAACGGGTTAAGGGTACCGTAGTCCACGGAGATATACCAGGCGCCGCCACGGTCCATTTCTTTGGGAAGCCCCGCCACGGTATGCTGGGAACGATCAAAGAAGCTGTATACCAGGCCCTCTGCCGCGCACCATTCGCCTTTTATGTACCGGTCATAGAACACGCCGGTATACATTCGCTCATAGCGTTCGCGGATCTGTGGATCCAGAGCGGCATTGTCTGCCATGGTGAAATGCAGGCGCATGGCATTGCGCTCTTTTTTCTTGAGTATCCACTCTTTGTAGAACCAATGTTCCGGACCGGCCGGGTTGCAGTTAAACCAAAGCTTAGATCCCGCCACGGAGCATCTTGCGCAAGCCTGCTCCACGAAGGATCGGGGCATCAGCGCCACCTCATCCAGCAGCACACCGGCCAGGGTAATGCCCTGGATCAGCTTATAGGAGCTTTCATCCTTGCCGCCGAAAAGGAAGAATGTATTTGTCCTGCCACCATGGGATACGATCAGCTTACCACTGCTCCACTTTTCCTCGATCTGCAGCAGCCCACCGAGCCAGTCAGTAAGATTCATCGTGACATTCCGCCGGAGCGATGCCACCGTATTGCCACAGAGGGCAAAGCTTTGACCGTCGAAATTGGTCATTGCCCATAGAAAAAAGCCATCAACCATGCAGACGGTCTTGCCGGATCGGATGGCGCCGTCGCAGATAATGGCATCATAGTTTTTCAGTTCCGGCCGGTTCCACCAGGTAAGTGCCAGCAGCTGCCGCTTAGTGAAGCTCCGGTATATCATCGGTGTTCACCTCTGTTCCGGTAGCGGCGATCAGCTGCTGCAGCAGATTGTTTTGGTCATTGCCGGAATCCATTTTCCTATCAAACAGACCGGTGCATTTGCCCAGCATCTCCAAGGCCTTCAAAGCACCTTTGCTGTCGAAGGCATAAACGCCCGCCTCCTCCCACTTGCCCGTCTTATCATTACGACGGAGGCAAGGGGTTGCCTGCGAGCATTTTTGGTAGGTTTTCAGAGTTTCCAGCACCACCATATCAGCGGAAATGGCCAGTCTCTTAGCCTGTTCCTGTTGTAATTCGCGTACACGCGCGAGAATGTCCGGATTTGTCAAGAGTGCCGACCCCTGCTTCCGGGCGCTGCTCTCTTTGTATCCGGCACGGATGGCAGCGGCTTTGGCATTGTAGTCCTGGATATACTCCAGGCAGAACAGTTCATGTTTCCGGTTGTTCAGTTCTGCCATCTGCTCACCCCTCCCAAATTCTCCATGCTGACATAATAGCACAGATATTTGGCTCTTGCCTGTCAAATTGAAAGACCACGATTTTTACCCACAAGGCGCACGAAGTCCCTGTGGTATCGCCAGGCAGTCTCTTTTGAGCAGGGTATCCGCAAAGCGGCACCCTCAATGGTCAGCTGTTCTTTCCAGTAAACCAGGGAAATCACCTGAAGGCGGTATTTCCCGTTCTTCATTTTCCGGGTCTGCTTTATGGACAGATCCACGGCATCAAATTCTTCTTGCTTTTTTCCGGGGAGCTGGCGGAGAGATACATCCTCTGTCGTCCTGGCCGCTCCCCCTCCCCCGGGTACACCGGTCATGGATGCCGTCACTTTCTGCTCACGCAGATCGGCAAGCTCTTTCTTCAGTTCCGGGTATTGACGGATCATGCCCTTGGCATAACTCCACCAAATATCTCTCGGTTTGCTCATTTCCGCACCTCCCGTGGGCGATCAGCCGGCAGTATCCGGCAGCGTTTACCTTCCTCTTGGATTTTGTTCTAAAACTTTACACATTTACAAGGCTTAAGCTAACCGGCCTCGGCGCCGGTGTTTTTTTGTTGCCGCTGGCTACGCAGCTTGCGGCGATGTTTTCTTTTTCGGAATGACTACATATTTGAAGATGCTGCACCCGTATTTGGTGGCTTTTGTGGCTACCAGCTTGTAACCCTTGGGGGCGATGGGCGGACGCTTTTCCGTATAGCCGCCGGGTACGTGGACCTCCGTGGGTTCTTCCCGCTCCGGCTTCTTTGCGTTCCGGGTCATGATCCAGCGGTGACCGCCGACCTCTTCAGTCCAATGATCGAAGAGATAGTTTGCCAGTCCGGTATAGTCCTGTCCGTGGTCCACACCTTCATACCAGCAGTGCTCCCGGAGGTTTGCAAACCGCTTTACGGAGCCATACTTCCACTTTTCGGCGACGAAATCAGTCGGAACACCTTCCGACACCATGTGGAAATGGATGCGGTCTGTGCTTTTGCCGCGTCCCATATAAAGGAAAATCACGGCATCCGGGTAGGCGTACTTCAGTACACGGAGGAATCTTCTGGCAACGATCTTTGCGTCCTTGAATGTATGTACCTCGTATTCGTTGTCAAAGGTAAGGGTTCCATATATGGAAGACGGGGAAAAATTGGCATGAAACAGCCGCAGGTGGTTTCTGCGAGAAATGTCCGTTTTGAATTTCTTGTATTCCTCTTCGTTTTCAAATCGGTCCTTGCGGAGTTTTTCCGGATCATACTCTGTCGGCTTCCGGACACCGTCCGGGACGCAGTATACGATCTGTTCGCAGACAGCTCCTGCGAAGATGCGCCGCTTCATTTGTTTCATTCCGATTTCTCCTTTCTGTGCCGCCACAGGCTCCAGCATGGCACCGGGATCCGGTACCACGATGCAAACTGTGATTACTTTTTTCTGCTGCGCCGTTTGCCCCGCCGCCGGATCTGCTCCGGCCGGATGGAACAATAAACGGTGCCTTTCATGTCCGAGAAGTTGTGTTCCCGCTCAGGCTCCCGGATATTGCTGGGGTGTCGATAGCAGCTCGTTCTGTCGCAGGTGGAGCTGCAGAAGGTAATATCCTCACTGTGGAAGGTCTGTGCCATGTTCATTACTCTCCTTTCATGTTGGCTATGCGGCGAAGTGCCTCTTCATCACCGCACCATTCGTATTTGCTGTTTTCATAGCATCCGCTGCAAGGGCAGGTATACGGACACTTTGGGCAGAACACCATCGGCACTTCGTCCGCACAGGGCGGCTCAAAGGTGGCATGGATGCAGAATCTGCAATCCACATCCACCTCTATCAACGCCTGCAGCTTGGGATCTGTCTTTTGTTCGATGATCTTCGTCGCTGCCAGGATTTGCATCCCCAGGGGCATATCCCGCCCCCGCTCAAAGGTTAATCCGTTGGCCATCGGTATTTCCTCCGTCCATCTTTGCTAAACAATGGGGGCATCCATGCCAGATGTTTGCGTTATCAACAGCAAAATCTCTATGGCAAACAGAACAGCGACAACGCTCGTTGCCCTGTACCCAGTGTCCTTGGTCCCATTTTCCATACTCCCACTCACCGTGGACCACTTCCATGGCATCCACTGTGGGTTGCTTTTTGACAAATCGCACAAGGGTGTCAGCCATTATTGCCCCCAATCCCTTAAATGTTTTAATGTCATCTATTAGCTTATTGGCATCAATCAGCCACTTTTCTATTGCCATGGTTTATACCTCCATTTGGCAGGCCGCTACAAGGCGCCGTTGCGCTACCGCCGGATTCCAGCCGCAGGAAGCACAGCTGCTCACATAGCACTCCACGCCCTCATTGAATTTGCAATGGGGCTTATCATCCACACCCACACCGATGCCGTGTTCCCGGCGATAAACCTTATTGGCGCAGGTCGTGCTGCAAAAGCGCTTATTCTGTCTGGAGCTTCTGTCGATGCCTCTTTCTCCGCAGCACGCGCAGTTAAAATATCTAAACATTGGACACCTCCACATACTGCCAACTCTGAGGGGCACGTTTCAGACCGAATTCCGATACATTCCGCACCCGGCATTCTTTGTGGGAACAGTAATCGATCATATTGCGGATCTCCCAAAACCAAAGCTCCTTGCCGGCAGCGTACTGCTCCGCCTCTTGGGTAGAAACGCAGGTCTGCGAAACAAGCTCCGGGTGTTCCGCCGGGTATGCCTTGATAGGCGTATGCACCTCAAACTCTGCCAGGATCTGCCCGCCACTGCCGCTCTGACAGCAGAGCACACGGAACGGCACCTCCTTCGGACAGGTCTTCCGCATCTCGAACAGTTTTTTCCGGGATCTGATCTTCCCCAAATGCTGCGGCTTAACGGTTGCAATGATTGTCTTCACTTAGTTTCCTCCTTTGGGTATTTCGGCAGCGGCATCCAGTGGCTTGCTCCATGACCTCTGCCATCCCTAAAAACAAAATGATTGAAATCATTTAGGTGTGCCGTTGTTATTTCGCCTGTAACGCGGTCTCTCACAAGCACCTCGGTTTCCTGTTCCGGCAATCTATCCTTGACCGAAATCCATACATGGATCGTTACGCCGTTGGCAATAAGGTGGTCCGCTATATCCTCATCGCGGCATTCCTCGCAAGATGTGCAATAATGAATCAGTTTTATCAGCTCTTTTCTCATTCCATTTCCTCCATCCATTCTTTAACGACGCAGTTCATGCAATTCAGACTGCTGCAGTAATCGCAAACAAGGCTGCACCCGTCTTCACGGTAGGCCGCCTGTATGATGGCCTTGAAGTCCGGGATGTTGATCGCCCGTTTAGGGTTGATATGCTCCAGCACTTCCCGCAGGTAGTCTGCAGCCTGCCAGTCGCCATATATAGACACCGTATCCTCTTTGATCTCTTTGGTTTGCGGATCCATCACACCAACAGCTACACTACCACCGGTATCATCCTCAATAAACTGTGCTTGGGATTCTTCCTTTATGTTGCCGTCTTTATCTCTTCTGGTCACGCCCAGTTGGCACGTTCCCGTCGCCAGAAATATCATGCTCATAGTCGGTCCTCCTATATTGCCACAGTCTTATGGAACTGGGCCATATTCACGATAGTAACGGTACACCACTCTGGGAAGTTCGCCCGGACCATTGCTTCAGCAAGGGACGGACATACCGCATTGCCGCAGCGGGCCACTTGCTTATCTTTGGGATACACATTGCCCAGATAGTCCACCTCAATGATGTAATCCGGTGGGAAACTCATGGCATTGTACAGTTCCCGTGGTGTCAGCATCCGCAGGGTAATATCACTGATGTAATAGGCAATGCCGCGGATGATCAGAAGGATTACTTCATCGTCTGCCAGGTTATACCCACAGTACTCGTTCAGCAGTTCCCGGATCTGTGGCCAGTTACCGAGATCCCGCCCGGGTGCCTTCGTCAGCACTGCCCGGCATTCTGCAAATTCGCCCCAGCTGGCGGTAATGGTCCGCAAGGGCTTGTCTACAGACTGACCAATATCCTGACCTTTGAATTCCACCACATGAGCAGCGCAGGCACCGTGGCGGGGTTCTACCGTGACTGTTGATAGTGGGGAGGCGGCAGAATCGCCACAGCCTTTATATCCGCCGGCAAAGTATTTCTCCACGTGGACGGCTGCCAGTGCGTTGTGATCCACCGTGGTAATGGTTGGAAGCGGTTCTCTGGCATCCTCACCGACTACGCCACCGAAGAATTTTTGAATATGAGCAGATACCACACCTTCCCGGTCGTGGGCGGTAACCGTGTGCAGAGGATCTGTTACATCAATGGGATTGCCGTTACCGTAGTACTCCACCAGGTTACAGCTGGCAATACCGTAGCGGTTGGAACTGTCCACCGTCATAACGGGATCATCCATACCTTGACCACGCACATTTTCGGTCTGTTCCGTATGGTACTGGATCAGATTGGCTGCGACGTGCAGCTGATTACCAGCTGTAGTGATTGTATGTACCGGATCACTTGCAGGAGATCCCACAGAATTGCTGGTATTCGTCACAGTAATCGGTGCAACAACGGCAGATGCGACACCTGCTGTATGCTTTCTGGTGACCGTGTTCAACGGCTCATGAACATCTTTGATATGTCCACCGCCGCTGTGGTTGCAATCTACAATGAACGGATTACCGCTTTTAATCGTGAATTTGTCAACACCGCGAATAATGCGGCGTAGGGTGTTGGGCTTTAACGGACGCTTTGCCCGGACGCCGTGCTGCTCCCAGATTTCCTGCCGAGATGCAAAAATGGAATATCCCGGCAGTGTCCAATCAATGATCTCTGCTGCAGACCGCCACGGCTTCAGCTTTCCGGACTTTACTTCCTCGCCGTCTCTGGGGGCGTGGGTGCGCTCCGGCCATGCAATAGGCTTGCCATCGCACCGGGCAACCAGGACAAACCGCTTCCGGGTGGTGGGTGCGCCGTAATCAGCGGCTACCAGCTCCCGATGCTCGATCACATAACCAAGATCCTCCAACTGCTGTTTCCATTTCCGGAAGGTCTGACCGGCTTTCTTTTTGACGGGCTTGCCCTTCCGGACAGGACCCCAAGTCTGGAACTCTTCCACATTCTCCAGTATGATCACACGTGGGCGTACCTTTGCGGCCCAGCGCAGAACGATCCATGCAAGGCCCCGGATATTCCGGTCGACAAGGGCGCTGCCTTTTGCCTTGGAGAAATGCTTGCAGTCTGGAGAGAACCAGGCAAATCTATGTGCTCTGTCTATTGGATCAGTTCCCCAGTCGTTGTAAGCATCATCAAACACATCTCTTGAATACGGCGTTAGATATATGCGCTGCGCCAGCTCTTCCGGATATTCCCGTAAGACTGTGAAGAAGTTGACAACATCACCATCAATGTCATTCACCGTTTCGATTGCTGAAGGCGGCTTGTTGAACAGAACAGCACCACTGCCGAAGAA